AATGGTTCTAGTGTAATATTAGAAGCTAGTACTCAACATAATCAATATTTTTCAGGAACAAAATTAATTACATAGGAATAAATTATGGCATTAACTAGACTAGGACTAAATCAATCAGTAAACTTAGCAAGCAATGTTACAGGAACATTGCCCATAGCTAATGGTGGTACAGCATTAACATCTGGATTTGTTAATGGTGGTGTTAATACTCCAGCTTTTGTAGCAAAACTTTCAACAAACATGACAAGTCAAGCTGCTAATACAACAGTAAAAATTCAATATAATACTGAAGTATTTGATACTGATAATGCTTATGATAATTCAACAAACTACAGGTTCACCGTCCCTAGTGGGGAAGCGGGGAAATATGCAGTTTTTCAACATCAACATATGAGAGATCAAGGTCAAGATGATAATATAGAATACATGACAGCAAGACTTTATAAAAATGGAAGTTTTTTTACTGAATTTCAAAGAGCACATAGTTCTTCAACTATTAATGGAGCACAATCAAATTATTGTACATGGAATATAGTTATGGATTTATCTGCTGGTGATTATTTAGAATGGTATGCAAAAGTTTATAATACATCTTTTAAAATTCAAGAAGAAGGTAGTTATATTGGAGCATATAAATTAATTACATAGGATAAATTATGCTCGGTCTTAGTGCTATATCAGAGCTACCAATTTCAAGTAGCATATTTGATCCTAACGTTTCAATTAACGTAACAGGTAATCCGTTAACATTATCTATTGGTGCAGCAACAACACTAGCAGGTGCCCTTGTTAATGTAACAGGAAATCCTTTAACGGCGGCTACAGGAAGTGTAGTAATTAACGCTGCAGCTAATGTAACTGTTGCAGGGAGTGGACTAACTTTAGCTGCAGGAAGCGTAGTAATCAATGCAGCAGCTAATGCAACAGTGTCTGGAAACCAATTGACGTTAAACACAGGAAGTGTTACATTGATCGGTAAAGCAAATGTAACGCCTGATGCAACACCTTTGACTATAACTGTTAAGGATGCAACGGCAATAACATGGAGTGAAATAGATCCAAATACTAATAGTGTTTGGGTAGAAATAGACCCGATTTAATATGGCATCAACATTTTCAACAAATTCAAAACTAGAAATTATCACAACTGGTGAAAAAGCCGGTCTTTGGGGTAATATAACAAACACTAATTTACAGATATTGGAGCAACTTGCTACAGGTTATTTATCTTTAGATGTAGCCGCTGCCGATGTAACACTAGCCTTGGACAACGGAGCAACATCCAATGGTAAAAATATATACTATAAATTAACAGGGACGTTAGCTGCCAATAGAACTGTGACGATGCCTAGTGGTGCTGAAAGATATTTTATAATAGAAGATGCAACTACTAGAACTACAAGCAATTTTACATTAACTGTAAAAACAGCTTCGTCTTCTAATCCTGTAACAATTGCACCAGGGTCTATCGTAAGTTTAATATCTGATGGAACAGATACAACAGAGTCTATTTTACAAAAAGGATATTATACAGTTAACTCTTCATCTGTAACCACATACACTGCTGTAAAAAATGATCAAATAATTGGAATAACAAATACTAACCCTATAACAGTCACATTACCAGCTTCTGCTGCGACAGGAGACGAAGTGACTATTATAGATGGTGGTAACTTTTTTGCATCTAACAATCTTACAGTAAATAGAAATAGTCACAAAATAAATGCGGGAACTTCTAATTTAGTTTTAAATGTCAACGGTCAATCAGTAACACTTCTTTATGTTAACGCAACTGTTGGCTGGGTATTAAAGTCAACTAACCAGTAGGAGCGTTTGATATGGCTCTTATAGACTATAGTTTCAAACCTGGAATAGATAAACAGGATACAACATCTGGCGCAGAACAGCGTTGGGTAGATTCTGATAATGTTAGATTTAGATATGGATTACCTGAAAAAGTTGGTGGTTGGTCCTCTTTAGTTTCAGACACGATAGTTGGTGTAGTTAGAAAACAACATTCTTTTGTTGATCTAGATGGTAATAGATACGTTGCGTTAGGAACAGACAAATTCTTACTTATATATTTTGAAGGACAACTTCATGATGTTACACCTTTAAAAGCTACATTGACTTCAGCAACAATTGCAACCGTTAATGCTTCACCTACTTGTACAATAACAAAAGCCTCACATGGTTTAGCGGCTGGAGATATAATTTTATTAGACTCGGTAACTTTACCTGGAGGAACGGGTTTTTCTGCATCTGATTTTGAAGATAAAGTTTTTCAAGTAATTACAGCTCCAACATTAAATACTTTTACTATAACACAATCATCAAACGCTACAGGCACGGTATCTACTGGAGGTAGTCTAAGTATAAAACCTTATGAACCAGTTGGTCCTGCAGCACAATCTTATGGATATGGTTTTGGTATTGGTAACTTTGGAGGAACAGTATCTGGGGTTGCAACGACAACTTTAAATGGTGCACTTAATGCAGACACTGCTGGTACAGGAGGATCTGGTACAGCCATAACTTTAACATCAGTTACAGGTTTTCCAACAGGCGGTGGAACCATAGCTGTAGGCAATGAGTTAATAACTTATACGGGAATAAGTTCTAATGATTTAACAGGTATTACTAGAGGTACAAATGGTACAGCAACAGCCGGTACATCAAACGGACAAGCACATAGCGATGGTGCAACAGTTACAAATGCCACAAACTTTTCTGGATTTGGTAGTGCAGTAAATGCATCAACAGTAGTGCTAGAACCAGGTCTTTGGAGTTTAGATAACTTTGGACAGGTGTTAATTGCAACTGTTGCAAATGGTAAAACATTTACATGGAACGCTGGAGCTGCAACACCACTAACTACAAGAGCATCAACCACAACATCTGGTTTTGCAACAGGCAGTAATCCAACTGCATCAAGAGTTACATTGATATCGCCTACAACTAGACACTTAATTCATCTTGGAACAGAGACAACTATTGGTGATACAACCACACAAGATGATATGTTTATAAGATTTTCGGATCAAGAGGATATTAACACTTATGCTCCGTCTGCAACAAATTCAGCGGGAACATTAAGAATTCAAGATGGTACAAAAATAATTGGAGCTATAAAAGCAAAAGAAGTTATTTTAATATTTACAGATAATGCTTTGTATACCATGAAATTTATAGGAGCTCCCTTTACGTTCCAATTAGATCAAGTTGGAACAAACTGTGGTTTGATAGGTAAGAATGCAGTTGTTGAAATAGATGGGGCCGCATTCTGGTTAAGTCAAAAAGGTTTCTTTTTATTTGATGGTACAGTTAAATCTATACCGTGCACTGTGGAAGATTTTGTTTTTGATAATTTTGATACTACAAAAGGTCAACAAGTTGCTGCAGGGTTGAATAATTTATTTACAGAGATAACTTGGTATTATCCATCTTCAGGTTCAACTTTTAATGATAAATATGTTGTATTTAATTATGGAGAGTCTACTGGTGTTCCGGGTGGTGTTTGGTATACAGGAACAGAAGCAAGAACTAGTTGGATGGATGCAACTATATATCCAACACCATATGCTACAAAATATAGTAGCACTGCTGATGGGACTTTTCCTGTTGTTATAGGTCAAGATGGTTTAGGACAAACAAAATATTTTGAGCATGAGGTTGGCACTGATCAAGTTAACGAAGATGGCTCAACAACTACAGTGGCTTCATTTATAAAATCTTTTGACATAGATTTAGAGCAAAAACAAAGAGATGCCAGAGGCAGATCATCTGGTCCAAAGATAGCAGGTGAAGTATTTTTAGCCATGAGAAGATTTGTGCCTGATTTTAAAAACTTACAAGGTAATGCTAAAATAAGTTTAGCTGTAAAAAGATATCCACAACAATCTGATTCTACAACCACTTTAAGTCCTTTTACTGTTACATCATCAACAGATAAAAAAGATACTAGAGCTAGAGGTAGATTTGTAAATGTTAAAATAGAAAATGATGCATCTAATGAGTCTTGGAGATTTGGTACACTAAGATTAGATATACAACCAGACGGTAGAAGATAATGGCAAAGATAAATATTAGAATACCAGAACCAAAAGAAGATTATGATTTTTCTAACCAAAAGCAAATAAATAGAGCTTTAACTATTATGAAAGATCAACTAAATTCAACTTTTTTAGATGAATTAAAACAGGAGCAAGAGAGATTCTCTTGGTTTGTAAGTGGCTAATATATATAAAAATGAATTAGTGGATTTAACTACTACAGATAATACTGTAGTTTATACTACACCAGCAAGTTCTAGAGCTATAATTAAAAGTATTCTAGTATCCGAGGACGCCGGATCAGGGACCACGATAACTCTCACCATAACAAACGCTGCTTCTGCAGTGTTTAGTTTATTTAAAGACAAAACTATAGCCTCAAAAGCAACAACTGAACTGTTAACTCACCCTTTAATTTTAGAAGAAAATGAGGTATTAAAGGCACAAGCAGCTGATGCAAATGAATTACACGTAATTGCATCTATATTGGAGATAAATAGAGACTAATGCCATTCATAGAAACAGAAGCTAAAAAAGAAATAAAAGAAATTAATGGTAAGCCTACTGTGGTTCTTACACCAGAATGTGAGGTTACTTTAAAAAATTTAAAAACGGGTCAAGAATATATGTCAGATGCAGAGGCAGATGAGGATGTAAATAACCCAGGAACAGACACTAAAAGAGAAGATATCTCTAGAAGTGTAAAATTAACAGTAGAGTCTTTACCACTTGGAGGAGACTCAAAAATATAATAAGATGGTACGATGGCAATAACTAGAGCACAACAAGTAAGACAGATGTTAAAAAAAGGTAGTAAGAAACCTGTAGAACAAGCAGGTGTTATGAATTTTATGCCATCTGAAATGGTGACTGTGCCTAAGATAGCTAAATCATCACCAAATACACCAACGGCAAAGTTAGCTTACATCACACCAGAAGAGCAGGATATACTTGTAGATTTAAATTTATATGGATCATTAGATGGTAAACCAAACAGAGGACCTGGTGGTATACCTTCTTTAGAAGGTGACTTTGGTTCATCAACTGG